GTAGGCGGCTGGGATGATGTTGCTATTTGCCTCTGGAAGGCTCCTAGCGACCCCTAGGAAGGTCGTAAACGCCCAGATGGTACTAATGATGCCTGCGATTATTTTGGGGGCTGTAAAGATCATTTTTTCTCCAGTTGGTAAGGGACACCCCAGCTGCCTGAGATGTCCTTAAAGGCGAGCTGCGAGTGCAGCGTCCTGCCGTCGAGTGGATCACGAAATATCTGCACCATGACTTGCTGACCGCTATCTAAATGTGAGGTGTACACCTCGTAGATGTAGGTCTTTGCGTCCATGGTTTTCGCTTGCCTTCCGTCGGTACATCGACCCTAGGCAATGGGTGTGACTAAAGCAAGGATTTAGCCTGTTTCCATTGCTGCACAAGGGCTGGAACACGATCGCCGACGTAGTAGAAGATGTGCCATGGCTCGGATTTGACTTCCCATGTGAAGCCGTAGGCCTGAATGTTTTTGAGCATGAAGTCCATGCGGTCTTTTGCTGATGCGTCGCTGATGTCAACTGCAAGCCCGAGATTATGGCGACTTGTGCCGGGTGCAGCCATCATGGCGTTACCTGGCTTTAGATAGTAGGTGACACCGTTCCATGTTTTGGTCGATGCGCCCGCGATTGGCTGTGTCTGGTAGCGCGCAAGAAAGCCAGCCTTTTGTGTGGCTGTGCTGCGATAGCAGTCGCCGCTTGATGTGGGCTTAAAGGTTTTGACACCTGCCGCGAACGCTGCATCGCGCAGGGCCATGTATGCGTCAGCTGCTAGTGGGTGCAGTTTGCCGTATGGCTTAACATCAACAAGCAGGCCTGCTGGTAGTTCACCTGGGGTTACATGCTGCAACGTGGACGGTAATACCAGTTTGTGATAGTGCCGTTCTAGTTGTGTAGGTACAGCGGTCAGCGTTGGTGTTTTAGGCTTCGGGGTTTTTGCCGATGCCATAAGCCTTGTTTTTTGGGTTGACGTAGCCGATAAATAGTGGTGCTACTGCTGCAATGGCTGCACCAAGTAGGTCGTTCGGATCGGTGTTGCCTGACATGTACAGCGCTACTGCTGCTGCAATGGCACTGTTGATGTAAGTCGAAATCATTGCTTTATCACTTGCTTTCATGTTCTGTTTCCTTTGCTTTTGATTTGAGTCCATTAGATGCTACGAGGCCTGAAAGTGTGCCTGTCATAAACACTGTAAGCGTAGAAAGTAAGTCGATGAAGGCTGAGTCGTTGGGCGATTGGTGTCCGATTGGCTGGGTGACGAACATGAGCGCATACACGAAGCCCAGGACGGTGATAGCGAACACGCTGGCAAGAATGATGCCGACGACCACGATTAGTCGAGCGTGTAGTTCTTCGGGTTTAAGGCGTTGTCTCATAAATTAGGTCTCTAGTGCATGTGCCTGATGGGTTGCACAGTGGTGGCTCGCACTCTGGGTTTTTCCAGTTGGCTGGGTTTTGGCATGGGTAACGGTAAGAGCCGTCATAAGTGCAGCCGTTGACTGCTACTGCAACGACTGCAACCATGAAAAGCAGAGCCGCATATTTAGCCCAGTAACGCGGCGGCTTCATCTGCTGTTAGTCCAAGTTTGTCAAGGACTGCTTGCCGTGCGGCGGCTTTTGCGGCTTGCGCGTCGGCTTGTGCTTGCGCTTCAATTTTGTCTGCCTGCCATTGTGCGTATTCTTCGTTAGTCATTTCGCGCACTTCGTCACCTATTTGTACTGTTGGATTAGTCATGTTTATGCCTCTGAGTATCCGTAAAGTCGGTAAGTGCCTGTCATGCTTGACGCAACATCGCTAATAAAAGTAAAACTATCGAATTGTGTTGTCGCATTAAACAGCCATGCACCGTTGCGTTGAAAGGAACCGCTTCCGTCCTGCGAATTATAGCCACCCATCAACGTTGTTTTTTGTGCTACTTGTGGGTTAATTAAATCAATAACAAAGGTAAACGTTGATTGCGCTGAAGTGGCTGATTGATAGTTAAACGACGATTGATTTGCCGCTTGGTTTGGAACACCCGAACCACTTGAACCAACGCCAAAAAGCGCCGTAAAATAATTGCTTGTTGTGTTGTCGCTTCCAGACGCCCTCAATCTTGCCGAAAAACTTGCGTCCGCTGTTAGCGCTGTGATGTTGAACAACATACGATAATTTCTATAGGTCGCACTAAAACTGTCGTTCGGCAAACTGACGCTGGTTGCCGTAGTAAACGCTGCGCCCGTAATAAACACAAGACCCGGTGCAACACCGACAGATTGCCAAGCCGCGCCATCGTAATACTGCGTCGTATTAGTTGCCTCAATGTAAGCAAACTGACCCTCGGCTAAAGTCTTTTCGCCTGTGCCACCAAAAGCCGCGTCACGCGTGACAGTCGTGGCAAACACTGGGATGCCAGAGTTCGTGATATTCATGTCCGCCGCTGTCAGGACTTCGCCTGCCGTATAAACGGGGACTGTTGTAACTGCGTTTGCTCCCATAAGTGCTCCTTATCCTAAGACATTTTCTTCATCTATGCGACCATACACACTGTCGTCCAAAATCAGCTCAAAAACGAGCGTCGTGGGTGAGGTAAACAGGGTGATTCGGTGGCCCGTAGATAGGTCGATCTCATGCTGGATGCCCTCGATCGCTAGTTCTTGAGCCAACGATGTGATCGTGACCCCGCTAGTAAAAGACTTCTCAATAGTGACGGTGTTGCCGATCTCAAGAACTGCCACAGTGTCACGCTGGGCATCGGTCAGGGATGCAAACAATGTGGACACATTGGTGTAGCGCGCCTCTGGCTGACCTACGAGCAGGTAGTTGGCAAGGTCAAGGGCTGCTGTGTCGTTGTGGACTAGCGCGTCCGAGATGGCGGTGGTCTGAATAAAGTAGGTGGCCTGCGATGCCAAGTCCTCGGCGATCTCTGGGCTTGTAGCGCCAGCGTGTTGCACTGCCGCCCTGTTAATTACTTGGTTGGCCTCAAAGCTGATGCCTACGTTGTCGTAAGGAATTGCTGTGCTGTCATCGTGAAAGTCTGCTACCGACGCAGACAAGGTAGTCCCGACTCGATCTTGGAATGTGAACACCCCGTCTCGCGCACAGAAAATGCGACCCTGCACACTCTCGTTAATTTTTGCCATGTAGGCAGCAACCGACGTGCCGTAAGGGACGGTGTACGCAGACGCACCGCCTAGCAGGATTGTTGATGTTTCTAGGTTTCGCTGACCTGGCAACTGAAAAGCGTTTACTTCAGGCAGGTCTAACACTGCTTCTATTCGCATATTTGCTAGTTCTTCGCTGACATTGAACTCGTCTATGTAAGTCTGGCTAAGCAGATAAAAGTCATCAGCGCAGGACACATTGACTGTGTCGAGGCCGCCAAGATTAAAGTTGTAGTTGTAGTCAACGATGTAGCCGTTAAACAGTTGCTCGCCTTCTCGGCTGAGGATTACTTTGCGCATCGGCGCTAGACCCGGCACAGCCTGATCGGTGTCGTAGTACGGCGACTGGGTATCGAACGGGTTAAAAATGCCGCCTGTAAATGTGTCGTTGAGATCAAAGCTCATCGTGCCAGCAGTGAACTGGTCTCCGATGTCTCTGCGTCCACGAAACACGCTGATGCCTGTAGCGCCGTCAATGACGGAAGCAAACTCTGTCGTGCCGTCCAGCACATACTCGGTGTTATTGAGCACACCTTTGTCCACGTTGTCAAGCACAAAAGCGTCTACGAGGAAGCCTGTAGCGATCTGTAGGTCGTAAGACCCTGATTGGACGATCGTGGCAGCCATTAGGCGACCTGTATTTGTGCTGGGCCGTCCACTCGGTTCATGGCTTTAATGCTGTTTACTACAGCGCGACCGATGTCTGCTGATGTGGCTAGACCGCCGTTGACATTTACTGTGATCGGTGTGCCGCGCTCAACCATGAACTGGTCAAATAGGCTGGAGAAGTCTGCTGCGTTGCCTGTGATGCCGTAGTTGCCGCCCATGTTGCCTGCATAGTTCTTAGATAGGTCTAGAACGCTTGAGGACTTGCCGCCGCCGCCGCCACCAGCAGCTGGTGCTGGTGCTACTAGCGCAGACTCAATCATTGCCATAGGGCTTAAGCCGATAGAGCCTGTGCCGCCTTCACGCGCAAAGCCTGAGCCGCGAGCAGCTGGGGTGTCTAGTTCTGGCAGTGCTGTGTAGTCAAGCATTGGGACTAGCGGTATGAGGTCAATGTTGACACCCGGTATCACATTTAGCGCGTTAATTAGTTGGTTTAGTCCAATGATCGCGGCGTTAATAATTTGGTTAATGCCGTTGGCAACTACCTTGACCGAGTTATACACGCCCACAGCAAACTGCTTAAACGGCAACATAAACTCGGCAATTGCTCGAGGGCCTTCGCGGTACAGCTCGTACAGCGCGGCAAGGGTAATCATCACTACGCCCAGGCCTTTAGCCAGCACACCAGCCGATAGCGATACCGTGGTAAATGAGCCTGCCAGCACAGCGTTGGCTGCCGTAATGACGATCTGTAAGGCGTTGTAAGCTTTCATAGCAATGTTGGCGGTCACTATGGCTGCTGTCATTGCTGCGATTGCGCCGATCACAATGAGCAGTGCTTTGGTGTTGTCTTGCAGGAATGTCGTAAAGTCCAGAACTAACGGCAGCAGTTTTTCCATGACAGGGATAAACGCCGCTCCGATGCTTTCCTTCAGTTCATCCATTTGGATGCCGAAGTTTTTTAGACCGCCCTCAGCACTATTGGCAAAGGTCTCAGCAGCGCCCCCGACGGAATTGTTAAGCGCCTGCATGATCTCATCGGCGCTTGAGGACGAGTCAATTACGCCTTTAAGAGATGGGTCAAGTTTGATGAGCGCAGTTGTCTGGCCTGCAAGAGCTTTAGACACAGCGACGCTGGCGGTCTCCATGTCAATGTTTTTGGCTGTAGCCAGATCGGCAGTGACCGCCATTGCTTTTTGAGACAACTCAAGCGAGCCTGTAGCGCGCACAAGGTTTGCCAAGGCTGGGCGCAGCTGATCGTCAGCCATCGCGGTCTGCTTACTAAACGCGCTTATTGACTGCTCGACTGCTTTGATCTGTGCATCTGTGGCTTGTGTCGTTACCCGTAACTGACGTGCCAACTCAAGCTGTGCGGCCTCATCTTCCATTGCTGCTTTAGTAGCTAGACCTATGCCAGCAGTTAAAGCACCGAGCGCAGCAGTCGCAGGCAAAAACGCCTTTTTAAGTGCAAAGCCTGTTTTTGCGCCTACGCCGTCAAGCTGCTGAAACTGTTTAATGGCTTTGTCAACGCCGCCGCCTTGAAACTCGCTGATGATGGGAATAGACAGTGCCATTAGTTCAGGTCTTTCTGTATTTGGTTAACAGTCTTAAGCACCATCTTTTCCATTTCGGCCTCAATACCGCGCCGAGCCTTGTAGACCGCTGGGCCGATCAGTCGAGTCCTACCCGGCATCGCCATTGCAAAGCCACGCTCAGAACTAACCGAGTCAAGTGATGTGCCTAAACGGTTTGTGTCTTTGCGGCCTGCACTCTCAAACACTGCTGTCGCTGGGTTTTTTTGCTCGATCAGGATTACGCCAACAGCATTACGCCTGGTATCAAAACGCATCTTTACGCCTGACTGTGCGCTAGCAATAGTGAACGGGAATATCTTGCGGCCTCGATCAGACCATTTGCGCGCCATGCCTGACAATGGGAACTGGCTGTATGCAAGTTTTGCAGCTTGTATTGCTGGCTGTGCGATCGCTGTCGCCTCGGTCTTAAAGTCTTTTTGCAGCTGTGGGTCAATCTTGCGCAGAGCGTTGATCGTTTCTTTAAGACCGACTACTTCGACGCTGTGAGAGACAGGCATGACTATCGCTTCTTGTGCATCTGCTCAAGCACATAGGTGACTGTGTTCAGGTCTCGCATAGTGAACTCAATCTCCTTTGGCCAGAAGCCTGTTAACGCTAGGACTTCGCAGAGGCTTCGCCGCCAAGTCCCTCGATGAAAGGGGTCTCGTCGACTAGCTCGTTGATAGGTGTAATGGTCATGTTCGGGTTTTCGTTTACCCACTCGCGCCACGTTGCAGGCACTTTGTCTCCAGCAAGTTTGCACAGAGTAAAAGCCCAGCAACACATGTCGCTGAAGCCGATGCCTTTGCCGTCAGCTGACCGACGGTTTTCTGTTTTCTCCCAGTCAACAATGGCAAGCATGTTGGTGGTCATTTGGCGTGCTGGCTTACCGTCGCCAAGGTCAATAGAAAGTTTTACTTGCATAGTGTCTCCTTTGTCGGGCAAGGCTCCGCTTGTGCGGTCTTGCTACTTGTAATTCTCAGCGGCTGGAGCCGCGAGATCATGCTGGCGGTGTCACAATTTTTGCGAGCACTCCACCAGAGAAAGTTAGATCGATCGTTGACAGTTCACCGAGTGAAGCGTTAATCGGTGTGTGTGCCGATAGGTACGCGCCAGTCAATGTGTACTGTGGGTTCGTTGCTGAGATAACTGCCGATGATGGCTTCAACACGATTGCGCAGTTATCGCCGACAAGGCTGAAAATGCTGGCCTCGGTCTCCGTGGCTGCGTAGCTCTGATAGAGGGTTACGGTCACGGTGTTGTTGAAGAGGCCCTTTGTAAATGACCTGGATGTGTTTGAGAACGTCGTGTTTTCAAGTTGTTCCGCAACGTAATTCAACACAGCGCTTGTGCACTGATCGGTCAAGTCCACGCTGTTGATTGAGATGGTTGGGTTAGACAGGTAGGTGCTGCTGATAGCCATGTTATTGCTCCTTGGGTTCTGGTTTGACTTTAGATGATTTCTTTACGCTGTCGGTGGATATCAGGCCGCCGTCGAGCAGTGCGTCAATGTTGACACCGTCCTGTGCGATGAACTCGTCGCCCGGGGTTCCTAGGCGTGGGCTGATGATGGTGTACATGGTTTCTCCTTATGCGCTTTGAGCTTGTATTCCACAGTCAAGGTCGTAACACGGGAAGAGCTGCCCACCAATTTCTAGGTTGCTCGGACGGCCTGCCATGACAATGATTGGACTAAGTAGGACTTTGCTAACGATGTCGAGGATGCTGCGCAGGACTGGTAGGCCTGCTGGGCCTGAGCCGATGACCTTGATTGGAAAGTCCATGCGGATGATGTTGCCATTGCCAGCGATCGTGGTAAAGGACGGCGCATCTATGAAAACGCAATTAGGGACAATTTTGGTGGCATCGTTTACCACCCTGATTCCAGAGACCGCTGTCAGCGTAGTCGTCAGGCTGTCTATAGCGCCATTGAGAGCGTCTGTGTAAGCCATTACGCGCAGGCAGGCCTGTCGATGCCAAGCAACTGTTTAACGATCGGTGTAAGGCTCTGCTGAGGTGCTGTGCCCATGCCGTCAAAGGCTGCAAAAGCGTTCTCAAGCGAGCCACGGCTGCGCCAGAGGGCCGCGCAGTACATAAGCGTGCCCAAGGTCTGATCGCCGCCTGGGCTGTTACTTAAACTGTCGATGTAGCCAGCCTCTTGGCGGCGACGGTAACAAAACTGGTTGCCAGCAGATACAGCCTGTGTAATTAGCGTGTAATCGTCCGATGGGTTTGTAATAACTACGCCTAGGTAGGTGACTAGCTGCGCCGCAGTAACCCATGTGCAGGTCAGCGTGTAGGTGACTGTGCCGGTGGCTGCTACTCGGTCAACGTCGTTTGCAACCTTGGCATACAGCACCTGATTAGCGATTGGTTCGTCAATGTCGTATAGCAGATCGCCTTGAGTGTCTACACCTACATATCGGTACTGAGGCAATGCGCGAACAACAAGATTTGAGCCGTTAAATGTGGCATCTACTCCAGCGACTGTGATTAATTCGCCGACCGCAATTTCTGTGGGGGTCAGTAATTGCAGTACGGCAAAGTCGTCTATGAGGTATTTATTTGTAACCGTGTATGTAGCCATTAGCGGTAACCGCCTTTCTGGCTACGCGATTGCGATGCCTTGTACCTGATTTGAGTCAGCAACAAACAAAGATGCATAGCCGTGGTAGCTCATGACTTTGCCCAATGTTGCAGGTTCGTCTCGTGTGAGAAGTCCCCTGATGCTCTCATAAAATTCGATAGCAGCGCCGCGAGCAACAATTAAAGTGTTGTTGGCAAAGTTGCGATCGGCAACAAGGTTAAGTCCGAATGGGTTAAAGGTGTTGGCAACAGTGATGTCTGCTGTGCCTAGACCGTTGACACCCATAAGTCCAGCTGCTCCGACGTATGGGAATACTGGGCGCTTGTCGCCGTCGAGCTGTGCACCGAGTTTGCGCCACACATCTGGCGAAACAAACATGTGATCAGGCAGGAAGTTTGTGGCAGTTAAAATTTCAAACGCTGCTGCATACATTGCACTGACTAACGAGCTTGGGTCGTTAGCGGTAACTGTCCATGTGCCTGCGGCAACTGGATCGCCACCAGCAACGAGACCATCTGCAGCAAGGTTGTCGCTTGCCTGCATGTACTGGCCCATCAAGTCTTGAATAATAATTTCCATTGCGCCGGGCGACGAAAAATCAACATCCTGAATTGAGAGGGTGACCTGTCCAGCCAGCGTAGTCTTGCTAATTACATTTGAGGCAATTATTGGGGTTGTTGCCGATACTGCTGAGAGTTCTGTGCTCTGCGTTGCTACCGACGTGTGAGTTGTCCACGTAGGCCTAATAAAAGTTTTTTGACTGCCGCCATCTGGATAAGCGCGAGCGCCAATAGCAGCAACTACTGGGCGAATTCTTTGGTTAAGGTTTTCGAAGACAGGCCCGAGCACTGGAACTGGCAAAAGACCAGGAGTGTCAGTGGTAAGAACATCACCAGCGGCTGCTTGAAAAGCGGTTTGCTTAGAAAGCATAAAGTCGCGTGCTGCGGCTGCAACGTTCTCAAAAGTTGTTCCACCGATGTGCATCGCTGCCATGTATTCGCCAGGTGTTGGCAAAGCAAATTTGCGTTTTGGTTGTGCTGGAATTGCAGCGGTAGGAATGGTTGCCTCGACTGCTGGGACGGTTACTTCTGACATGGGTTCTGTCTCCTCTGTGGGTTCTTGTATTTCATTATTATCGGTCTCTTCGGGTTCGTGGTGGATACTCGCGGCGACGGTGGCGATATTGGCCATGTCTCCAAATGCGCCTACGGGGACGAGGCTGAGTTCTGTCCAGGTGGCAGACTCAATGATCATTGTGCCGTTGTCGTCGTATGAGAACTTTTGGGGGGTCACACCGACACTTACTTGGTCAATGACGGTTTCTTGCAGCATGATCATGGCATCTTGGCCTTGAGAGCTGGCGCTGATTTTTGCGCTGAATAGCATTCCCTCTTCGGTTTCTACGCGCTCAGTAACGATGCCTACTGGCATGGATGCGTCGTGGTACATGAAAAGTCTTGGGGCTTTGCCTGTGACTGGAAGCGAGCCAGGGCGAAAGATCACGGCAGTGCCATCAGAAACTACGGCAGGCACGTTATAGGGAACTGCTGTTCCTGAAATTGAACGGCGCGGCGTGTCTCCTGCGGCAGCGTCGAGCGTAAAGTCTCCTGCGATTAGTTTGATCATCGGTTTGCTAACTCCTCTTGAGTGTTTTCTTGTGGTTCTTCTGCTTGATCTGCTAAATAGTTTTCGGCAAGATAGTTTTCTGCGTCAAACTCGACGTAGTTTCCCATCGGCAAAATGCTGTTCATGCTAAACGCTTCTGCAATTGCTTCGGCGTAAAGTTTGACACCAAAAATGTAAAGGTCTGCGCGCGCTTGCTGTGATGACTGATACGAGTATGACCCGGTTGAAACGCCGACCAAGTATGGCGGCACGTTGCCTAGTCGAGCCATTTCAAGTGCGCTGTAATTTGCAGACTCGATTAACAGCATTTTGTCTGGTGACATTGTTGTTGCTTCATAAGATAGAAACTCGTTAAGCGCAGCGGTCTGATTGGTGGCGCGTGCAGCGTTAAACGCAGCTGCAAGATCGGCTAGTTCTTGTGCGCTTAATGGTTCGCCACCAGTTTGTTTAAGGATGCCAGCAGGTATTGACGATGACGCATTGCGATTTCGTGCGGCCTCAACTTTGAGCGCAGTTTCTACTGCTGACACACTTGTGTACACAAGGCCTGTTGTTGGCGACAGGATTTGTAGCAGATCGCGTGTGTCAAGTTCTACGCCGTTGAAATAGACCTGGTTGCTTGGCGCGAACCAGACAGGGCCTGTCTGATCGGTCGTGGTAATTGAGCCGACTGGTAGCCGTTGGAACGACGCAGGAAAGCCATCGCTAGTCCTACTCGTAATGTGAATTACGCTTCTACCGAACATATATAAATCATCAAAAACCCACGAAAAAAAATGGGCGTAGGTATTTTGCGGATCTGGTTGACGCATCCATGATCGAGGCGCAATGTAATTCTTGACCATGCGCTCGCCGTCCCAGCTCATGTTGTATGCGCGTAATGGCATACATGCGATGACTGATGCAAGCAGATCGCGGCAGCGTGACACCGCTGGAATAGTCATTAGTTGATTTCGTGCTTCGCCTTCGCGCCACGAGTAGTACTGATTAAATACGTTTACTGCGCTATTTGGGTTTGCGTAACTGTTGGCCCCGGCAGCTGCCGCTTTTGCAGGCGCTGGACTGATGGCGGCCTTGCTTACTTTGCGGTCAAATAATCCCATGCCACAACATTACAGATGGAAGCGCTGTGATGGTGGCACTCGATCGGCCTATCAGTTCCCGACGAAAGGCTAGGTACATCGACCGAGTGCCGAGGGTATGTTACTGATTTACGGTGACCAGCATGGGCTTACCTGACACAGATGGACGTGAGCAAAGTGCTGCTGCCCAGATCATGCAGCGACACAACTCGATCGGGCCTGGACTCCGCTGCGAGCTGACTGCGACCGAGCCTTGGCTTCTGACCGCGACCGCGCGCTGGACATGCTCAGCAAGTTGGGTTGAGCCGTCATGTAGCAGCATTTTTTCTGCTATCAGGTTTCTTACAGTAGGGGTGTATTTCAGTATTTCGCCGTAGCCGACAATTACCTTTTTTGTTTCTAAATGTCGAGGCCACTGGATGTCGATGCTGGGCGAGATAGCAAACTTGCAGCCCTCAGCGGTCAGCCGATCGACTTCAAGCAAGAGAGCTGCAAAACTGTCTACGACAAAGGCCACGGTCACGACGATGCGGCGATCTGGCAGGGCCACGGCTCGCAGGCCAAAATATCGGCTGTCGTCCATGCTGGTCTCAATGGCAACGATGCCGCCTTTCGGTATGTCGCCTTCATGCTCGAGCGCAGGCCAAACACCCGGCGGTATCCAGCCGCGATCGGATGCAACCCACAGGTTTACTGATGCGCGTAAAAATTGGGCGCGGTCAGGATTCTGAGACTCGGCCTCGATCGTTGACAGTTCTAACGTGTGACCGAGCGCAGGGTTGCCGTAAGCCCAGGCGGCAGGGTTCATCGGGTCAAGGTCTGGCGGTGGCGACCACTCGGCAAAGTACAGCGACGATCGTTCGCCGCGGTCAATAGCGCGCAGACCTTGCTCACGCCACCGCAAAAATGCGGTACTGGCTTCCGTCCCAGCCGTTGACCAGCAGCTGAGCAGCGGCGATTTTCTTGCGCGCATAGATGGAATTAGACCGCCGTCAATAGCGAGCTGCGACATGTCCCAGATTTCGTCTGCAACGATCAGATCGTTGCTAGTGCCGTGACCGACCGATGGCTTCGCGGCCCTGACCGTCCACTTGCTGCCGTCTGGCATCGTCACCGAGTTACGCCCGTAAGCCTTGACACAGGATGCACCGAAGCGCGCCTCAAGCACTGGGGCGATCTCATCAAACAACGTAATTGCCAAGTCAAGTCGGTTTGCCGTTGTTAGCACCGTCTGTTTCTTGCCCCGTATTTTTGGCATTTCTGTAAGCCACCAGCCAACCAAACTACCTAGAGCAACGGTCTTGCCGTTCTGTCGGGCCGTAGAAACAAGGCTTGTCCGATGCAGCAGCTCACCCTGCTCATCAAAAGCCAGCTGACCGTCAAGTGCGCGCACCTGCCAAGGCATAAGGGTGATGCCGAGATGCTGTTCTGCCCATCCCTGCACATCGGTCCCATACGACCCGGCATGATCAGTGACAGTCGTTTCCAGTCGAGGCCAGTCATGGCTGATCGCCGCCAGTTCGGGCTGGTTGCCATCCGATAGAGACAAGAGTTGGGTCGGGGTCAATGTGTTTGCCTTATAAAAAACTGGTTCTATATTTCGCACTGGGTTTTTTTGCATTGACTCGTGTCTTGAGTGTTGGCGGTGTTGGTTTCGTGCGGTGACGTATCTGTGGCCTTTGATGTTGTTGCAATTGGCGCAGCATGGTGCAAGGTTGTCCAGGCTGTGATCTCCACCTGCGTCTAGTTCCAGTATGTGATCGACGGTGTCCGCGTTAGGTTTGCCGCAGTATGCACAGTCAGGCTTGTTGGCTAAGACCTTGCGCCTGTTGGCTGTGTACTGGGGGTCTCGATGTGCTTTGCTCATGCTCTCGCGCCTTCGGCTTGAGCTAGCGCGGCGCAAGCGCCTTGCTCTCGGTCTCTTGTGGTCTGTTCTGTTGTCGGGTTCATGTTGCCTCGGTCTTTGTTTGTTAACGGTATGTCATCTATGCGAGCCTAATGCGGTAATGCTCACCCACGGGATGCCTCACTCCGTTACCTCATTACCTACCTGATTATGTTTACAGGTCGCCTCAACGCTTTGCCTGACTCATTTCGTGTTGCATGTTTCAGGGCGCGTCGATCTACCCACGTCACCGTGTTTTATACCTTTCACCTTGCGAGGGGTGTAGGCCGTGAAACTTATGAAGTTTTAAGTAATGGTTGACGCAGGTAACTGGCTATCCAGTCAAGGTCAGCAGGCCGCCACACCCAGACAACTGCGCCCTGTTCAAGCACGCTTAGCCATCTGCTTTGTAGCGGTGAGACCTTGCCTTTGTCGCTTTTAAGTTCTGCGAATATAACACGCCCTGCTGGATGTGCCAGGACGAGATCGGGAAAGCCGTGATCGCCTAACTCATGTGTCGCCCAGATGCCACGTCTGTTCATAGATGGCAAAGGGTGATGCACAAGCCAGCCTGAGGCCTTCGCAATGCTGATAACAATCTTTTGGAAGTCTGCTTCTTTCACTTCCACGCCTCAATAACACGGCTGGCCTGAGATGCGGTCAAAGTCTCAAGGATGACATCTTGCACACCTAGGAACGCGTGCAGCTGCTCAAGTGTTTCACCTTCGTCCCAGCCTTTGCCACGAGCAAGCGCCTTAATGTAGGTCTGCTGCTTAGGGCTTACAAATGCGCTTGGCGATGGCTGTGGTTTGGGTACAGGCTGCCCTGAGCCAACTACAGCGCGCACAGGCACAGTCCGCTCTACCTTTTCCATTTCTTGCCTTGATGGTCGAGGGCCAGCAGTACCGATCGGGCTGTTTGAGATCATGCGGCCTATAGCACTGGTTTCGCAATTTTCTACAAAACTGGTTGCATTAACGCCACGATCTGACACTATTTCTTCTGCATACCCGGTGGCAATTAGCCGATCATCGTCGTTGTAGCCTTCTGCGCTCATCACAACAGTTGTGCCGTCGTAACGGTAAATCTGTGTCTGTATGCGTCCGTTGGGATATGCAGCCCACCAGCGCACAAGTCTGTCTGCCACTGTCTCGTAGTTTGCTAAATCAAAGCCCATTTTCTCTGCCTTTTCTTTTCGCTTATTGTCGGTCTCTATTGATCTGGCTGTTCGCTCACGATGTTTAAGTGTGCGGTCTGATGGCACATATCTGCCAAAACTGCTATAAGCCAAGTGATGCCAATAGTGCTATGCCTTGCGGCGTAATTTTGCACACTCGTTGATCTGAGCCTGTGGTGGCTTTGCGTGCATGGCCTGTTTCGACAATGTAGTTGGCTGCAAGTAGTTCACCGACGCGCTTCCAGTAGCAAGACTTTTCTAGTTTGCTTATGACTGATGCTTCCTCAGCTGTGAGATCGGTGTGCGATCGGTAAGCGCATAACAGGCGCAGCGTCTGATTTATACGGCGCGGCTTTACCTGTTCAGCTGCTCGATACGACGTGGGATGATCGTTGCTGCGTGTAAGTGGTGTGACCGAGATGGTTTCTTTGTATCCGGCTAAACCGATGGTCGCTTGGAATAGTTGCAGGTCTGACATGTCGGGTGTCCTTTGTTCGGGTGTACTGGGATGATGTTAGATGATGAGTTGGCTGAGTTCGGTGATAGCGAGCTGCAAAAAGTTTGCGCGCGGGTCGTCCATGCGGCGTAGGTCATCGCGTAGGGCTTCTAGTTCGCCTACAAGATGGTAAAGATGTGATGCCTTTGATCGCCTGACATGGTTCGGTGTAAACAAGTCGTCGATCATGCCCATCATTGCCCGGGTGTGTTCGGTAATCCCAGTTTCGGGATAGATGCTGTTTAGTTCGCTGTCGCCCATGGTGCCCATCCTGAATTGTTGTATATAGCAAGGGTGGCGCGCAGTGAGATTGTCGCATTAAACAAATCGCTGCACTCCTCAAGTATTCCCTTTTCTTGTAACCAGCCGATAGACCACTGGGAACTAGGAAGGCACCAAAAGCCGTTGATCTGTGTCAGGCCGTAAGACCCTGACATGGGATCGCTCAAATTGTGGGCATGTGCCAGACAACGTGACTCGCGGTGCATGACCAGGTCAAGTGTGCCAAGTTGGTCGGCTGGAAAGCCAAGGTCAAGGGCAAGCTGTAAGGCATCGTCACAAGTGGCGATCGTCGTGATCGTCGTAGTCGGGGCGACTGTCGTGCTGGCTGGCAGTACGGCCTCGTAGTAGGCGGCTGGGATGAGGTTGCTATCTGCCTCTGGAAGCGTCCTAGCAACGCCTAGGAACGTCGTAAACGCCCAGATGGTACTGATAATGCCTGCAATTATTTTGGGGGCTGTAAAGATCATTTTTTCTCCAATTGGTATGGGACACCCCAGCTGCCTGAAGCGTCCTTAAATGCGAGCTGCGAGTGCAACACACGACCGTCGAGTGGGTCACGAAATATCTGAACCATGACTTGCTGACCGCTATCTAGATTTGAGGTGTACACCTCGTAGATGTAGGTCTTTGCGTCCATGGTTTTCGCTTGCCTTCCGTCGGTACATCGACCCTAGGCAATGGGTGTTGCTAAAGCAAGGATTTCGCCTGTTTCCATTGCTGCACAAGGGCTGGGACGCGATCGCCAACATAGTAAAAGATGTGCCAAGGCTCGGATTGCACTTCCCATGTGAAGCCGTAGGCCTGAATGTTTTTGAGCATGAAGTCCATGCGGTCTTTTGCTGATGCGTCGCTGATGTCAACTGCAAGCCCGAGATTATGGCGACTTGTGCCGGGTG